ATCTTGGATTCTCATTTTCATATTCGAATAAAACATCTTCATTGATTTCATAATCAAACGGTAATTTTAACTTTATTAAAAGTTCATTGTCCATTTAACACTACTCCAAGATCGGGTTCGAAGAAATTTGGTCCTTTGAGGATCTTACCATCTTCCCTGTATATTGGTTCTCCACCTTCTCCCAACTTCGACATATTGGATGCTTGGACTTCTTCAAAGCATTTGTCGAGATTGATTCCAAAAGCATGACCTGCCCCATAGGTGACATAAAGGATATCTGTGAGAGCATCAGCGATTTCGACGATGTCATCATTCTGTATTCCCTCTACAAATTCATTTAACTCTTCTCTGATTAAATCAATACGAAGTCTAATCGTATCTCCATCTGGCATTTCTGGTTTACTCTTCACCTCTTGCCCAAACGTTTCCATAAACAATTTCACTTTTTCAAAGTTTGTCATTATATTAATTCTCCCGATATATGCAATAACTTAATCTCATAAATTGGTTCTTCATATTGAAGTTGAATACTCACTCTTTCATATTCGTTATTCTTAAGGGAATGTTTAATTTGTGTGTTGAATGCATAACAACTTGAATATGGAACTCCGTCAACAGTTGCATAATTATTTTCGTCAGGTGCTAACGGTATAATTATGGTAGTGTCTCTCTTATAGATTTTTCCGTCCGTATGTGGAGCAACATAATCATTTGGTCTCACATATAAAAATAGAGCATTGTTGGGTTTATACTTAAACTGATCAACAACTTTATCAAGAAGTTTATTTTCGTCCTCAATGAAGAACAAGTTTGTAGGTTTTCCACTTTTACTGGAATAATGCTCTGGTGTATTTTCATAATCTTTTTTTGCATTTTCAATACACTGTTCAGCATAACCACCATCCAAAATCGATGAATCAAATTCTGGAATATCAAAATACTTCATTTCATCGAAATAACCTTCATCTATTATTCTATTCCACGGCACGTCAATCTTTCCTTTTTGCAGTCTTTCCTATATTATACTTTGCTACCAGATTCCACTCTTCTTTTTCTTTGAATGGCAAAACTTTAATTTGTGATAATGGTGCAACTGGTTCTTGAGATTTTGATGGATCAACTAACTGGACCAATCCCCACTCTGCAATTAGGTTTGCGATTGTATTCCGTCTTGCCGTATCTTCATCACCGAAGTTACTAGGTTTACCATCCAACGCAAATAGTTCTTTGAAATGAACAATATAATACTTGCCTTGCTTATGTAAGATATGACAAGACTGATAGATTGTTTTATCTTTTCGAGACGCAACACCAATTCTAGTTAGTGTTTCTCGTATTTTAAGGAAATCGTCATCATTAGAGATGACTACTTCTACTAAGTTTTCAAGCATTTCTGCCACCCTTTTCCAAAATTCTTTTTATTATAGTTAATTGATCTTCAGATAAAACGGTGAGTGCTTGAGTTGCTTTCAAATCATTATAATTAAAATATTCTTTCACAATCTCTAGGTCACCATGATTACTTTTTTTATCCCACTTTGCATAACGTTTTTTACTTCTTACGGTATTTAGTAAAAACTCGTATTGCAACAAGTGGTCTACAGTGTGTCGCATGTTCATTTCATTTGCTTGTGCGACGGTATCATGGTGATAAGACAATGAACGATTAGTCAGAAAAGGACTATAACCTTTCTCCATAAGAGAATCATTATCAGATCCTCTCATTAGATTTTCTTTAGTGTGCGTTATCGAATTCACATAATCAAACGGTTTGGTCATTTTTCTTTTTCTTTATCCTCTAACAATCCTTGGCGAACATCTGCAACTTTTTCTTTTTCGATGATGTCGATGATCAAATTTGTTAGATCAATTTCCTTTCTAAGAAACAACATCTTCTGTTGCAGTTTTTCGAGTTCTTGTTGGTAAAATTCTAACTCTTGTTCTTTCCTGAGTCGAGTTTCGAGTATATCAGTTAATATAATAATTTTAGATTCAGGCATTCCACTCACACTCCACCATCAACTCAGTAAACATTGCCATCATATTAATCTCATGATCGGCAACAAATGCTGACTTGTACTGATAGTCAGCAAGTGTGACAACCATTTGAGGTAGACTGTTTGGTTTTGCGATTTGACTCATACTGTCATACAACTGACGAAAGATAGACTGACTAGAATCGCCATCGATATTCTGTGCCACCCACTTACGAACCGTAGAGAATTCTTTATTCTTTAGTGCAGTGATCAGTGTTGTCAGATTCACATCTTGTAAGTTGACGAGGATACCAGAATCAATTGATCCTGTTGCAGAGTATCTCTGTAGTTCATTAAGAACCCTACGATTGTCAGGAAAGAACTTCTTGACAACCTCAGCAACAACCTTCTTATCATACTGAATGCTCTCCCCATCAAGTATGGAGATACATCTTTTGAAGAATTCTGTTGCCATTGCTTGCTTGTCATCTTTAGGAATCTTGAACTCAATCACCGAACATCTAGATTGTAGTGGTTCGATAATACGATTCACAAAGTTACAAGTGAGAATGAATCCGCAGTTTTTGGAATACTCTTCCATAAAGTTACGCAAGGCAGGTTGCGTCGACTGTGGATTCAGATAGTCTGCCTCATCTAGAATTACATATTTGCGTCCACCAGAAAACGATACACTACTCGCAAAGTTTCGAATTTCGGTTCGCAGTGTATCGATATTGCCATTCATAGAACCATTGATGACGATGTAATCGCAACCAAGTTCTTCGAGCATTGCTTTCGCAACTGTGGTCTTGCCCATACCCGCACCACCAGAGAGAATCATGTTTGGAACATTACCTTTGTCCACAAACGTTCGGAATGTCTCTTTTAGTGATGTAGATAGGATTGTATCACTAACTGTTTTAGGGCGATACTTCTCCACCCACAAGAAATCTTCTTGCATTTGTCACTCCATACATAATAAAAATAAAAATCAATTATACTGCGAACTTGCTTCTGTGGCAACCCAATATTGGACAGTTTCTCCCTTAAAGTGTGCAATACCTTTTGATGAGATCTTTACATCATAGTCCCCAGACAAGAACTTCAAATTATCTGCCTTGAATACGAACTGAAAATCTTTGTCAGTAGTTCCGACTTCGACATCAAACTCGTTAGATGACGGATTGTCTATATCAGTTGCAACCAAAGACACTTTTCCATTACGACCACGAACAACAACCTCACTCAATTGCAATTGATGCGCACCGTTGATAGTTTTGCGGAAATTTTCCTTGGTCATCTTGAATGTCACCTCTTGTGTAGGTAGTTCAAGATTCTTCTCAGGTGGAGTCGTAATCATTGAGGGATCAGCAAATGTGTAGTTTGCCTTTGATGATCCTTCATTGAGAGTGACTGAATTCTTACTGAATGTGAATTCAGGATCTTCGAATAAACTCTTTAGACCAAGAAACTGATTCAATTCATAAATCGCAAAGTCTTGTGGGAACGATTCTGACACAACTGCCTGTGCCAGAATATTCTTTTGAGGTGAAACCGTCCTTACGACATTACCTGCTTTGAATGCAAGAGATTGATTGATGCTTGAGAAGTTCTTCAATACATCAAAGGTTTTATCACTGATCTTCATTATCTAATTCCTCTTCGGTTTGTTTAACATCATGATTATACAATGCTATGATAGCATAGTGAGCAATTTTAAGCAAGTCTTTTCTTTGCTCACTTATATCACCCTTTTTGCCATAACGTTGCGCATACTTAATGATGTTCCCTAAACAGAAACCATCACCATGCCCACTATCGATAATAAACTCAGTCGATTGAAACTTATTAAACGAATAGTGCCCATCATAAGTTGACGAAACATAATCATATAGTTCTTTGATCAGTTTGTCTTCATTGTATCTAAATTTACTCACGTCACATCTCCATAATATATAAAAGGATTTACTTCTTCATTTTGCCAATCAGATCTGGATCTGCAGTTGCACTTGCTCCCAATTGGGCAAGGTCATATAGAGAACCACCGAAGGTATATGAACCCGTATGCATCAGTTTCATCCAAGGACACATCCACGTATCAATACCAACCTTTGTCATCCACTGACAGAACATGTAGTCCTCAGATAGATATCGTTTAGACTCTGGATCGATCAATGCTTGGAAGTACATCATAATCTCACGTGTACCATCAAAATGTTTCGTGCGCACATGATCAGGTTTGTATGAATAGTCTGGATATGCTTTATCGAATTCTTTAAATGCTTCCTTCGTAATCATCATAAATCCAGTACCGCCCTCAAGAACTTTTACTGGTTCGTCGAGTCGAACCCTTTCTTGACCTTTCGATGGATTGAAGACGTAGTCACCAACAAATCGCTCCAACTCTCCTGGATTTTCATCTGCATAACCTTTGTCTACTGCAGTTTTGATTTTCTCCCATGCAATCGTTTTCTTGGGATATGGTCCACACATGATATTCTTATCGTTTTTAGGATCATTGACATCCATCAGTGCCAACATCGAGAGCACGTCATTCGGATCGAAACCTATGTCGCTGTCGATAAACATTAGATGTGTGTAATCACTACGCATGAATTCATCGGCACAATAGTTACGTGCACGAGTGATGAGAGACTCGTTGAAAAGGAAAAAGAATTTACACTCGATTCCATAATGAGTGCATAGTTTCGTCAGATCTGATATGGACTTGGTGTACATACCATGACACTGCCCACCATACATTGGAGTTGCGACAAACAGTCTTTTCTTCTTCAGTTCATCAATTTCAATTTGTATTTCCATTAAGTACTCACCTATTATAAAATTTCAAAAAAAGTGCGAGAAAAATCTCGCACTACTATATAGTCACCATTTAAAATGCGATCTCATCTGTTGTAGAAGTTTCAGTCTGAACTTCAGAATCGATCTCAACATCAGAATCAATCTTACTATAGAGTTCCATGAACGATTGCTTAGTGTCATCATCGAAACGGTTAGTACACATTTCAATCGCAGTCATACGATCACCAAAGATCGAAAATGCTTTGGCAATGTGAACCAAACGACGAGTAGAGATGATTTCATCAACACCACCATCATAGAAAGTCTTGCGGATGATATCTGCCCAATCGACAAGTTTTTTAACAAACTCTTTATCCTTAACACCGAGATCATCGAAGACTGATTCTAAGATCTTGATCTCAATAGCAACACTAGGATAATCTTGCTCAAAGGTAACAGGGAAACGTTCGAGGAATGCCTCATTCAGAATGTTAGTTCCAATGAAACGACCATCGTCAGAACCCTTACCTTTTGTATTCGCAGTGGCAACCACCGTGAACCCACTAGTAGGTTTGATGTATTCACCAGTCTTCTTGATGAAATACCCCTTACCTTCAAGGA